GCTTCATTCTGAACATAGAAATAGATTTGGATATAAAGTTGGTTATGCTTGGGAAGAAGCATCTGGTGGTTATAAGTCTGGTAGAATTCAAATACAAGTTAATATTAAAAGACTTGATTTAGATGCTTGTGAGAAAATTAAAGATGCTCTTAATGAGAGGATTAAAGAATTGAAAAAACTTAAAGGTAAATCGTTATGATACTAGAAATGTATTCTTCAAGAAAGAGGTTGTTCAATCCCAAAAGTAAGAAGGATATTGCTGAATATAAACACTTTCTACAAACTGGTGGTTGGGGTCATGGTGGGTGCCCATTCTTTTTAGTTTTTCCATATGCAACTGTCCCGCATATGATTCAAGATAAAATTATACATAATGTATTAGGAGTTAAAAATGACAAGAGTCGCTATTAATCGTTGCTTCGGTGGTTTTGGTATTTCTGATGAAGCATTTGAGAAATTACTCACACGTAAGGGTATTGCATTTGAGAAAGAAGAAACTGATAGCCAACTAATGGGTGCGAATTATTACAAGGAAGGTATGTGTGGCAATGAAGATGGTTATCTTAGTCAATATGATTTTTATGAGGATCGTTCAGATCCAGATTTGATTGCAGTGATTGAAGAGATGGGTCAAAAATCATGGGGATGGGCTGCGGAGATCTCTATCATTGAGATTCCTGATGATGTCAAGTGGCACATCCATGAATATGATGGACTCGAACATGTAGCAGAAAACCATAGGACTTGGAGTTAATATGCTAGACTTAGAAGAAATTAGATTGGGTCGTGCACTTGGAAGAGTGATTGAAGAAGAAATTCGTAAAGGTAATAAACTTCCCGATGAAGTTCTTCGTGCTTATGAAGAGTTGTATAGACATTGGCAGTGGCAAATGAGTAGGGAATTGTCATGAGAAAAGAACTTGACGAAGCACTATGTGCAAAATATCCTTTAATTTTTAGGGATCGCCATGCGCCGATGACAGAAACTGCCATGTGCTGGGGTATTTGTACTGGAGATGGTTGGTATAATTTGATTGATACTCTTTGTGGTCTATTGACTTCTGATTATCGTCAAGCACAATCTCGTTATGATTTTATCAAAGATAGAGTCAATCAACCACAATGGGAAGGTGGGCAGAAGATTATTACTCAAGAAATGATTGACGAAGCCAAAGCAAAACTGGATGAAGAAGCTGCTAAAGTGCCAGTCGCATCTCAAATAAAAGAGAAGTTTGGTGGACTACGATTCTATGTGAATGGTGCTACTGATAAGCACTGGAATTATATTCACTTTGCTGAGAGTATAAGTTACACTATTTGTGAAGATTGTGGTGCTCCAGGAAAACGATACACCGATGGTTGGCATAAAGTTCTGTGTGATGTTCATGCAGAAATGGAAGGTCGTGTTGAGGAGTATGAAGATGATTTGGAGTGAAGAAGATATTGATAAGATTGATGAGAAACTTCAGCGACTGATTACTGCATCTGGTATTGATGAATATTACAATCAGGTTCCAAACTACATCTTTGGTCCAAACTGGACTGACGAGTTGCGTGTCAAGAATGGATATGAACAAGTAGAAGGTGTTTGGGTTCAAAGGGAATCAGTTGCAGATTATTGGTCAACCAAGATGAATGATGTTCGTTCTTTGATGAAGGAAAAGAATCGTTTGTTTAAAGAACTGCAGTTAGTAAGACTACAGATGCGAGAAATGGAATATGGACTTCGAGTTGCACAGAAGTCTTTGGGTAAAGCACTTAATATGACGGAGGTTAGTGATGAGTAAGTTTGTATTGGTTGAAACTATTTCTCAATATCGTATGCGTTATGTTATTGAAGTACCTGATGACCATAACGATCGTGAATATCCATGCACTGCAGAACAGTGGGCAGCAGATACAGTTACATCTGACGAGATGAAAGAGTTTTCTCAGTTGTGGCTTGGGGAAACTATTGTTAGCACCAGAGAGATTGCTAAAGAAGAGATCGTTCCTTTGTGCGATAAGGATAATGACTATGCTCAAGCATGGGATGATGAAAAGAAAATTGATGCATTCGTTACACCGATTGGTTATGAAAGAGATTGGTAATGTTTATTTTTGATGTGGAAACTTTGGGTATCGAATCAACCTGCGTGATTTTATCTGCAGGTTTAATTTATTTCGATCCAGAGAAACAACCTGACTATCAACAATTACTTGACGATGCATGTTTCGTTAAGTTAAAATCCAAAGACCAAGTTGAAAGACTTGGTCGCACCATCTCAAAAGATACTATTGAGTGGTGGCAGAATCAACACGAATATGTTCGCAAAGTTTCTTTTGATGCAAGTCCTGATGACTTACTTGCAGAAGATGCAATAAAGAAACTTAAAGAATATATGGCGAAGTTTCCCACACCCGACAAACAAACTATGTGGGCACGAGGTTCTCTAGACCAAGTTGCAATAGATAGTTTATGCGTTAGACTTGACATTAATCCAATTACCACGTATAATATGTGGAGGGATGTGAGAACTGCTGTTGATTGTTTTACTGGTTCCACTAATGGTTATTGTGAAGTAGACCACCCAACATTTAAAAGACACAATGTTATCAAACACCATCCAGTCCATGATTGCGCACTGGATGCGATGCAACTTATGTATGGAAAATAATAGATGATTTTTTATTCGCACGTATTCCCCTTTGGCAACAAAATGTATGTTAGAGGTTATGAAAACGGCAGACAGTTTCAGCGTAAGATCGATTTCTATCCAACACTTTATGTAACATCTCAAAAGAAAGATTCTTCTTGGAGAACTCTCGATGGTCAAGTCATCGATGAAGTTAAACCAGGAACTGTGAAAGAGACACGTGAGTTTGTAGATCGTTACAAAGATGTTGAGGGTTTTTCTGTTTATGGTAATACTAACTATGTTCACCAATATATCAGCGATACTTATGAGAGTGACATTCGCTGGGATATGGAAAGGGTTAAAGTATTCACCATTGACATTGAAACTGCAGTCGAAGATGGATTCCCTGATGTAAAACAGGCTAACGAAGAAATTCTACTAGTTACAATTAAAGACTTTCAGTCTAAACGCATCATCACATTCGGCACACGTGAATATGAAAACACACGTGACGATGTCACATACTATCGTTGTAAAGACGAACTACAGTTGCTTAAAGAGTTTATGATTTTCTGGCAGCAGAACTATCCCGATGTTTTGACTGGTTGGAATATCAACTTCTTTGACGTACCATATCTAACTAAACGTATTCAGCGTGAGTTGGGTGAAACGATTGCGACTAAACTTTCACCATGGGGTTATATCAATGAACGAAAGATCTTTGTTCAAGGTAACGAAGAAATTTCATTTGATATTCATGGTATCTCACAGCTTGACTATCTGGATCTGTATAAGAAGTTTACTTATCAGAAACAAGAATCATATCGTCTAGATTATATTGCAGGCGAAGAACTTGGTGACGCCAAGAAAGAAAATCCAGGCGATACCTTTAAAGACTTTTATACCAACTACTGGCAACAGTTCGTTGACTATAATATTCATGACGTAGAACTTGTTGATAAACTTGAAGATAAGATGCGACTGATTGAGTTGTGTCTTACCATGGCATACAACGCAAAGATTAACTATGAAGATGTGTTCTCTCAGGTTCGTATGTGGGATGCAATCATCTATAATCATCTACGCAAGAAACGTATAGCCATTCCCACCAAAACTGGTTCTAGCAAGAACGAAGCATTCGAAGGTGCTTTCGTTAAAGATCCATTGATAGGTATGCATAAATGGGTTGCTTCGTTTGACTTGAACTCACTGTATCCGCATTTAATTATGCAGTATAACATCTCTCCCGAAACTTTGAGTGGCGAGAAAATTTCTTGTAGTGTTGAACGACTACTTAACAAAGAAGTTGATACGGAGTATTTGAAACGCAGAGATCTTGCTTTGACAGCCAATGGTTGGACTTATCGCAGAGACATTAAAGGTTTTATGCCTGAGTTGATGGAAAAGATGTATACCGACCGCAGTAAGTTTAAGAAGCAGATGTTAAAAGTCGAGCAGGAATATCAGAACGACAAATCTAAGAAAGAACTTCTGAAAGAGATTAGCCGACTGAATAATCTGCAGATGGCTA